TTTGCCTGTCAGCCCAACAATCGTTGCCTTTGGTATGACGTATCGTTAGTGCCTGCCGAACTCAAGAAACCTGATTTTAAGATACCAACAGAGGTGTATAGCGTTGAGAACCATGCCAAATGGTCAGCCAAAGATGAGTGGTTCTACAGCTTTGTAGAGATCAAAGAATGATCCTTTGGTTGGATTACGAAACACGCAGTAAGTGCGACCTACCTAGCCGCGGCGGTTACAACTACGCACAAGACCCTAGCACTCAAATTATCTGCATGGCGTATGCCATCGGCGATGATGAGGTGTCCTTGTGGACGCCCGATCAGCCGTTTCCGCAGCAGGTAGCGAATTTGATTGTGGCAGGTGGTCAGATCAGGGCGCACAATGCAGGCTTTGATCGTTTGATTACCGAGTTCGTCCTTTGCTCTGACTTTGGCGTACCAATACCTAAGCTTGAGCAGTGGTACTGCACAGCAGCGCAAGCCCGTGCCAACTGCGCTCCAGGTTCACTTGAGGACGTTGGCCGCTTTGCTAGCAGTAGCATGAAAAAAGACCACCGGGGCAAGCAATTGATCCGTTTGTTGTGCATATCCAAGGCAGATGGTACATTTAACACAGACCCCACCTTGATGGCAGAAATGGGTAACTACGCCCTGCAAGACGTGCGGACGATGCGCGCCATCTCACAAGCCATGCGCCAATTATCCCCCGATGAATTGCTTGATTACCATGTCAATGAGCGTATCAATGACCGCGGTGTGATGTTAGACAAGCCCTTAGCGCAGGCGGCGATCCGCTACGCAGGGGAAGAATTAGACGAAATACAGACGCTTGTTACCGAAATTACCGAGGGTGAAATCACTTCTGTACGCAGCCCCCGCATGAGAGAATGGGTCTTGGCTCGGGTCGGTATTGAGGCCAAAAAGTTAATGGAAATGTACAAAGATGGCGATAAAAAATATTCGATCGACAAAACAGTTCGAGCTAACCTACTTATTCTTGCTGAAGAAAACCCCGATGAAATACCAGCGGAAGTTGCAGATGTTATCCAATGTGCGGACGACCTATGGGCGTCTAGTGTTGCAAAATTTAAGAGATTAACGGAGTTAGCCGATGAAGAAGATCACCGAGTTCGTGGGGCGTTTGTGTTCGCTGGTGGGTCAGCCACAGGCAGAGCAAGCAGCTACGGCGCCCAAGTCCACAACTTCACCCGCAAGTGCGCTCAGGATCCTGATGCCGTTAGACAAGCTATGGTTAGAGGCCACGCAATTGTCCCTGCCTTTGGACGCCGAGTCACCGACGTCCTCAAAGGTATGCTTAGGCCAGCTCTGGTACCCGCTGTGGGAAAGTCCCTTGTCGTTGCCGATTGGTCAGGAATCGAAGCTAGAGTTAACCCCTGGCTATCCAATTCCGACGCCGGTGTTCAGAAGCTATCGCTTTTTGAACGCGGAGAGGACGTCTATAGGGTTAACGCTTCAGCAACCTTCCACGTCCCCGTCGCTGACGTTGACAATGAACAGCGACAAATCGGAAAAGTCCAAGAGTTAGCCTGCGGCTTTGCAGGCGGTGTGGGCGCGTTTGCATCAATGGGTAGAGCCTATGGCATCTTGTTACCTGAACCCCAAGCCAAGCGCATGGTGGCAGGGTGGCGTTTAGCAAACCCGTGGGCTGTACCATATTGGCAGAACCTTGAGTCAGCGTACACCCGTGCCATGCGTAACAAAAACCATGAATTTTCAGCAGGTAGAGTTACCTATATGTACGACGGTCAGCATCTTTGGTATGCTTTACCTTCTGGGCGCGTTCTTTGTTATCCGTTTGCCAAGTTAGACGCCGATGGCGTCACTTACGCCAAGGCAGCATGGAAACCCGCAGCCGATGCGAAAGAATGGCCTAGAGCAAAACTATGGAAAGGTTTAGCCTGTGAAAACATCACCCAAGCGGTTGCCAATGATCTACTTAGACATTCTTTGCGTCAATTGGATGGTGTCGTACTACACGTCCATGATGAAATTGTGGTCGAAACAGATAGACCCGAAGCAGTAGCCCTTGAGATGGAGCGCATAATGTGTACCCCACCCGAGTGGGCTAAAGGCATCCCGTTGAGTGTAGATATAGCAACAATGCAACGGTACGGTAAATAAAAAAAAACCCCCTAGTGTTGAGCTAGGGGGATATCCCTCACGAAAGGAATTTAATGAACTTTTTAGAATATATCACGAACTTGGCGCCCGAGGGCGAAACGGCTTTAATTGTGCGTCAAAAACCACAGTTAGACGGTAACGGGCTGATGCAGAGTCATGCTGATGGCACGATCAAATGTACATGGCCTGCCTTTTTGCCTACCGCCAAGCTCAAAAAAGACTGGGCGATCTACGGCAATACAGGTTCGTTTATTCTTGATCGTTTTGCTGATGGCAAAGTGTCAGCGTCTGCCGCCAACTGCGAGTATGTCCTTGTAATGATGCTTGATGACATCGGCACCAAGTCCAAAGAGCCGCCCCTTGCGCCTACATGGATTATGGAAACCTCCGAAGGTTCGTATCAATGGGGCTACGCTTTTAGTGAGCAGCCATCCAAGGGCGACTTTACCGCAGCGATCAAGGCGATTGCCAAGGCAGGCTATACCGACCCTGGCGCAACCAACGCTGTTCGCAATTTCCGTCTGCCTGGCTCAGTCAATCTCAAGCCTGGACGCGGTAACTTTGCATCGGTGCTAATCGAGTTCCACCCTGAACGTGAATACACCCTTGCTGATATATGCACCGCTCTTGACGTGGTGCCTGACCCCACCGACACCGCACAAAACAATCCCATTCGCCTTGCTGACACGGGCAAAGACACGGTAATGACATGGCTTAACGATCAAGGACTAATCATGTCTGGCGTTAATAGTGAGGGTTGGATGGGTGTAGTTTGTCCTAACAACGGCGAGCATACTGACGGCAACATTGAAGGGCGCTACAAGCCCTTAGATCGTAGCTACTGCTGTTTGCATGGGCATTGCGTGGACTTTAGTTCGCAGATGTTCCTTGACTGGGTAGCCGACAACGGTGGCCCCGAAGTCGATCATGGTCTGCGTGATGAGCTGATTGCCGAAAAGATGAACCTTGCGCTATCCAAGATCACCCCCAACGAAGTGTATCGTGACACCGCCGCCGAACTGATCGCTGAGGTTGAGCGTAAAGAATTGGGTCGCATTGAGAAGGCGCAGTGGTATGAACGCTTTGCGTACATACAAGATGATGAATCTTACTTTGATATGCAAGACAGGCGTGAGGTCAGCCGCCAGACGTTTAACGCCTTGTTTCGCCACGTATCATGCAAGTCTATCCATACCGCCCGTAAAGTCGAAGCGTCCATCTGCTTTGATGAGAACAGGCAAGCAATGGGCGCTAAAGCGCTGGTTGGCGTTACATACGCTGCCGGTGAGGACGTAATTGTTACCCGTGACGGCGACCTTTTTGGTAATCGCTGGCGTAACGCCCGACCAGACGTTCAGAATTTGCGTGACGGTGACATTTCTATGTGGATGAATCACTGCCAAGAACTCGTACCCGAGCAGGCAGAGCTAGACCATATCCTTGATGTCATGGCTTTCAAGGTGCAACACCCTGAGATCAAAGTTAATCATGCGATCCTGCACGCTGGCGATGAAGGGTCAGGCAAGGACACATTCTGGGCGCCATTTATTTGGGCAGTCTGCGGCGATCACCTAAAGAACCGCGGCATCATGGATAACAATTCTGTTAATAGCCAATGGGGTTATCAGCTTGAGTCTGAGATCTTAATTATTAATGAATTGAAAGAGCCAGACGCTGCCACGCGCCGTCAACTGGCTAATCAATTAAAGCCTATTATCGCTGCACCGCCTGAGATGCTGCCCATTAACCGCAAGGGCTTGCACCCCTATTACATGGCTAACCGCCTCTTTGTGCTTGCGTTCAGTAATGACCCTGTGCCGATTAGCCTTGCAAGCCAAGATCGCCGTTGGTTCTGCGTGTGGTCTACCGCCCCTCGCATGGAGCCTCGCCAAGCTAAGAAGATATGGGATTGGTACAGAAGCGGCGGCTTTGGTATGATCGCTCGCTTTTTGCGTGCCAGGGACGTTTCGCAGTTCAATCCTAGCGCGCCGCCAATGTGGACGGAGTTCAAAGCTAACTTGGTTGAGCATGGCATGAGTATGGCCGAGTCATACTTGGTTGATATGCTGCGTGAGCGCAAGGGCGACTTTACTAAAGGCGTAATCGGCTCACCGTTCCATAGCCTATGTGATCGCTTGGCAGGGCAAGCGCCTGCTGGCGTGAAAGTGCCGCAAGCAGCATTACTCCATGCACTTAAAGAAGCAGGCTGGATTGACCGTGGGCGTATCAAGTCAAGGGAGTTTGACACCAAGAAGCATGTGTTCTGCGCCCCTGATTTAGAGGACGTTAGCAAGTCAGACTTGCGCCGCATGGTAGAGGAGAACCCTGCACCGCGCATGGTGGTTGTGAAGTAAGCCGTTCGCTTTTTGCGTGCCGTTCGCTTTTTGCGTTGCCAAAAGTTTTTAAAATGCAAAACTAAAAAAATTACCTGCCTGGCAAGCGGGTATTTTTTATTATAATAAATAATATTATCTAATATAATCAAGGACATATAATATATAATTGGATTATGTAGGCAGCATAAGTGCTGCCTGTATGCTGCCTACCCTTTTGCATTGCTGCCTTGATTTAACGGCATCTGGCAGGGTTTTGCAGTGCTGGTAATACCTACCCATCAAGTAGGCGTAAAAAAACCCCCAGAGGTTAATCTGGGGGCTTAGTAATGCTAGGTTTTTATAATCGGAATACTAGGGTTAGCAATGCGACAGTGCAGATCACTACTAGGGTAATAATCATGCCAGTACCCCATACGCAAACATACTGCCAAGCAATATCCCCAGTAGGCATGCACCTAGCCAGTCCCAAATCGTTATTTTCTTTTCCATGCTTATTCCCCTATCTTGATTGTGTCGTAATGCTCTGAAGTACCCAGACCGCCGTCCTGCCAGTCTGCCAAATTAAGATAATCACCAAAAGCCAGTTGGTTTGCTTGCTCTGGTGTATCTGCTTGAATGGTTTTGGCATGCCATTGCGTAGTAGTTAATAAAACTTTAAATAATGGCATTTTCAGACCTCACTAAAAGAATTGTAGGGTTTAAGGGCAAAGTCCACTCTGGCACACTTGTGGTCTGTTATGCCTTCAATAAACCATTCCTCATTGATCTCTCCCTGCATCAGCATGTCTGCCAGATCAAGGTACGCATTAACTCCAAAGACATCAACGAAAGCATCAAGTTTGCGAGTGCTGATCCTACTGGCATCTTCAAAACCCATTACCGCTAGATCGTCCAGAGTGTTTTCCAGATCGTAGTAGTCTGGGTAGTAATACTCTCTGGAGTTGTAAACACTGCCAGAACCTACGCCGTACCCAGTGCTATACGCCACTGGCAGTCTGCTCTCTGGCTTTTCTTTTGATTGCTTGATTGCGACTGCTCTGGCTTTCTGGCTTTTCTTTGCTGGTGTCTTACTGGCACTGGGACTGGCAGTCCAAGCATAAGTATTTGAGAGCCACAAGCCAGCCCAATACACTCCAGAGGTCTGGTTTACGACTGCCTGTCTGCCTTGCTCGTCCATCAGCACAAACTTATTGCTTGAGCCAATATGCGTACCAATAATGGCCGCAAATTCTGGAGTGAAAGCATAGTCTGGATTACCAGCCAGCATTGGCCGCAAATAGTCCCTTATGTAATGCCATGTATCGCTCTTGCTGGTGTCTGCCTTGTTGCCAGTGGACAAAATGCCATTGTGCATGAGCCAGAGTTCAGTCCCATGCTCTTGCTGGTTCAGCACTTCGTATGGGTGACAGTTAGTTAAGTCAGTGTCACCATGAGTGCGCATGCGGAGATGGAAAGCACAATTTTTGCCAGCAATGTGGTTCTGGTAAAACTGCACAAAATCGTCTGCTGATACTGGCAGGATTTTTTCCACAATCAATGCGCCGTCTTTGGCATACATAACGCCTACGCCGTCTGAGTTGTAGTCGTAGAAGTCTGCCAGCCAGTCACGGGATAGTGCTGGAGAGTTTTGGTTCTGGGTAATGAGTAAACACATAATTTAAGTCCTTTTCGTGAGTTGATTTTTATACTTCTGCTACTGGTGCTGGTACTGGTTTTGCAGTCTGGCGTAAGTTGTCTGCCAGTGCATATCCCTTTTCTTTTAAATACGCTCTCAAAAATCGAGTATCTTTTCTATGCTCTGGCATACAGATAAACTCCAAAAACTTGCTTGTCGTGAGTTCGCTGGTACTGGCACTGGCAGTAAAGTGCCAGCAAGCAAAAGAAAACTCAAGGCATGCAATCATGGTTTCGTACTTGAGAGTTCCCTTGAATAGGCGAAACTCAATCGTCCGATCATTTTTGAAGTTCAGGGCTTCGTATCGGTCTGAGTTCATGCGGCGTATCTGCTCGTCCTTGTCCTTGCTGGAATGAACACTGTCCTTGAGCCAGTGCTTATCGTCCTTCTTGTTCTTGATCTTGCTATAAGACGCATCAGACCTTCTGGCTATGGCTTTGACCAGACCGATATTTTCAGGATCATTGATAAAAAGCACCATCTTTGCCGCATGCAAAGTTGTCATGCTGGATTTGCAGACATGGACATGCAGACCGCATGTGCTGGTGTCGTGACTGGTAAGACCTGCCGTCCTGTTTTTGAAATACTGGAGTTGTGCCTTGTGGACATCTAAGCCAGTGTAGGCAGTCACCATTTCAAAGCCATTGTCCAGTGAGCCATCTTCTTCCATCAGGCAGTAGGTATGCCGTATGCCGTCCTCGTCCCTGTAATCCGACATATTGTCCAGCAATAGTCCTGCTCTGCCGTCCTTGTCGTAATCGTCTGATACTTCGATCTCCAATTCCAGACCTAGCAATACTCTGGGAGAGCGCATGTCATAACTAGAGGGTATGTGACCCAGATTGCGCTTACTGGAGTGATAACTACCGATATGTTCATACTCTGGGTCTTGATCTTCTTCTTCCTGCTCGTCCTCGTAATCTTGAGTGGTGATGTAGGTATCTCGATTGTCTGAGTAGGTGTAATTATCTTCCAGACATGAGTCGCAAACCCTGTAATCACCATCATAAGTAGAAGTACCCTCGTCCCATTCAAAGTAATTTGAGCAGTCCTCGCAACAGAAAAACGAGTACCCATCAAATCGTCTGCTTAGCATTGCTGGTATGTCTGAGTGAAAGTTAATCCTTGTCCCAAACTGGTTTAATGCTTCCAGAGCATTAGTCCAGTCATCTTCCGCAATGGCTTTCGCTAAGTCTTTGCCTACTGTCTGGTACATGCGCTGAGTTTCCAGAATTGCATAGCCAGACATATTGCGAAAACGAGTGCGCTGAAGTGACTGCCAGTCCTTTCCCAGTTGTCTTTCAATAATGCTTCGTCCAGTGTTACGCAAGTTGTCACGCACTTCTGGGGGAGTGTAGTAATTGGTATTACTCAGCATATGCTCTCGTAGTTCACGCCATCTTTGCATTAGGTTTTGAGCCATCATAAGTCCTTTACTTTAGTTTATTAAATGAGAATTATTCTCATGCTTGGTACTGCTTTGGTACTGCTCTCCTGATTGTAGTCAAATTGTCCATCATGTGTAAACAATTCTTTTGCACTTCTGGGGGTTTTGTGTCCTGGTCATGTTGTGGACATTTTGTGGAGTGTTGTGGACTGATTGTGGATAGTGTTGTGGACTATGAGAATGTGCCTTGAAAGCCAGAGCCAGTCTGCTTGTGGGCAATGTGGATAGTTTTAATTAACCTATTCAATGAATATCACATATTTGTATAGGTCTTTGGCGGCAATGTTATAAGCCAGCGATTATTTTGGCGTTGTCCACTTGTCCACAATGTCCACGATTTGCCAGAGCGCCGCCAGCGCTTTGCCAAAATGTTTCCCAGTTGTGGACAATGTGGACTATATTAAAAACATATACCCTACTTGTCCACAAAAGATAATCCGACATAATGATTATCTGAATTATGTAGATAATGACTTAATAATAAAAGCCTAAGTTAATATAATATAATGCCTGATAATGTTGTCTGTCTGCTCTTGCTTGTGGACTACCCAGATTGCCCATGCCAGCCAGCCTACTGGCTCACGCTATGAGCCACTAGGGTTTTCCCTAAGTGCTTAAAAATTAGGCAGCCCCCCCCCTAGGGCCGGGGGCAATGGCCATGTGTCGGTGTAGGTTCCACGAACAATTTTTTTTTCTTTTAGCAAATTTGCAAACAGCCTTAGTTTTGATACACTCACGCTTATGACATTCCTCAGCTTCCCTTACGCACCCCGTACGTTGCAAGCCACAGAATCAAGGCTAAAAGCAATCATGGACGCTGCACGGCTTGGACTTAAAGGCGACAGGCTTGCCATCGCCGCAGGTATGATGCCCACCGAGTATCGGCAACTGTGCCAGTTCGACCCCATTGTGGAGTACGCTGAACTCAAAGCACGAACCGAGTCGGAGATGGCAATGAGCGAAGTTCTGCACGAAGCAGCCAAAGCTGGCGACATTAAAGCCGCGACCACTATTCTGCAAAACCAGCACGACTGGGTAGCCAAGCAGCAGATCAACGTCGAAATCGACCAGCGCATCTCCATCAGCCAAGCGCTTGAGATGGCGCAGCAACGCACAGCCAAGGCAATCGAAATGGAAGCTCAAGAAGTGAGCTACACCGAAGTCAAACTAGCAACCAAAGAAAAGCAAAAAGCCGCCTAATGCAAGAACCCCGCTACTCCGCGCAAGACGAGATGGAACTCATGGCGCGGCTGTGGGCGCCAGCCATCAAAGACAACCCCCTTGCGTTCGTGATGTTTGCGTTCCCGTGGGGCGAAGTTGGCACACCGCTAGAACACTTCACTGGCCCACGCAAGTGGCAGCGCCAGGTTTTACAAGACCTAGCCGAACACATCAAAAAGAACAACGGCAAGCTGAACTACGACGTACTGCGCCTAGCGATTGCGTCAGGCCGTGGTATTGGCAAGTCAGCCTTGGTAAGCTGGCTAGTCCTATGGATGATGACTACTCGGATTGGGTCAACGGTTATCGTATCTGCTAACTCGGAATCCCAGCTCCGAAGCGTAACTTGGGCTGAGATCACTAAGTGGTCGTCTATGTCGATCAACACCTACTGGTGGGAAATTAGCGCTACCCGCGTTATGCCTGCTAAATGGCTGACCGAGCTAGTTGAGCGTGACCTCAAGAAAGGCACCCGCTATTGGAACTTGGAAGGCAGACTGTGGTCGGCTGAGAATCCCGACGCGTTCGCGGGAGTTCACAACTACGACGGGGTAATGGTCGTGTTTGACGAGGCCAGCGGTATTGACGACTCCATCTGGGCGGTGACAAGTGGCTTCTTTACCGAGAACACACCGAACCGCTTTTGGTGCTGCTTTAGCAATCCACGGCGTAATACAGGCTATTTTTATGAAGCAATCGAGGGTAGCAAACGTGACTTTTGGCAATCTAGGCAGGTGGACGCACGGGATGTCGAAGGCACAGACAAGAACGTGTATAACCAAATTATTGAAGAATACGGCGCTGATTCGTACCAGGCGCACGTTGAAGTCTACGGCTCGTTTCCCTCAGAAGGCGACGATCAGTTCATACCGTCAACTTTGGTGGACGAAGCCATGAAACGGGAAAAGCACAAAGACGACACCGCGCCCATCGTCATTGGCGTAGATCCTGCAAGATTTGGGTCTGATTCAACCGTCATCGCCGTACGGCAAGGGCGTGACATCGTGGAAATCCGCAGATACAAGGGTGATGATACTATGACTGTGGTCGGCCACGTGATTGAAGCGATCGAACAATATCAGCCAGCGGTGGTTGCCATCGACGAAGGCGGGCTAGGCGCAGGGGTAGTCGATCGCTTGAAAGAGCAGCGGTACAAGATTAGAGGTGTGAACTTCGCAAACAAGAGTAAAAACCCCATGATGTACGGCAACCTGCGGGCGCAGATTTGGGGACAGATGAAGGAATGGCTCAAAACGGGCAGCATCCCAAGCGAGAAAATGCTCAAGACCGACTTAATCTCACCGATGATGAAGCCCGACAGTAAAGGCGCGATTTACTTGGAAGGCAAAAAAGAGATGAAAGCGCGAGGATTAGCCTCACCTGACAGTGCTGACGCCATCGCTCTGACGTTTGCGTTTCCAGTAGCGCATCGCGAATATGTTGACAAGCGTCCTAATCGGTCTTATTCTCAGCATGGAATCGTAAACTCTTGGATGGGCGCGTAAATGGCTACGAAAAAATCACATGACAAACCCATTCCCCGTACGACTACGGGCAAGAGCCGCAACTACAAATCAACTGCTGAAGGTGCAGGTATGACCGCAGCAGGTCGAAAGGCCTATAATGCAAAAAATAATGCAAATCTTAAAGCGCCTGCTCCAAATCCTAAAACTAAAGCAGACGCCGGACGCAAAAAGTCCTTCTGTGCAAGAATGTCAGGAGTTGTCAAAAACGCCAAAGGCGACGCCCCGCGTGCGAAAGCCTCCCTCAAAAACTGGAACTGTTAAAAGGAAAACTACCGTGGCTACTAAACCTGGATTATATGCAAATATTCACGCAAAAAAGGCACGTATCGCCGCTGGTTCTGGCGAAAAAATGCGTAAGCCTGGCGCAAAAGGCGCGCCAACCGCTAAAGCGTTTAAGGAATCGGCTAAAACAGCCAAGCCTGTTAAGAAAGCAAAGTAATCATGCCACTTAAAAAATCGACAAGCAAAGAAGCTTTCCGTTCTAACGTACGTGCTGAAGTTAAAGCAGGCAAACCCGTCAAACAAGCCGTGGCAATTGCTTATGCGACCAAACGCGCTGCGGCTAAACCGATGAAACGCGCAAGTGGACGTGGCAAATAATGGCAACAATGAATCAAGACCCAACGGGCATTAACAAAGCGGGACAAGTGTCTGCGCGGGGTGGCCCACAGGGTGATCCAGCCGATCATAAAGACACCTTAGATGAGATGCGCTCACGCTATACGATGGCGATTGCTGCGTTTAGCGACAGCCGTGAGGATGAACTAGACGATTTGCGTTTTATGGCAGGTTCGCCAGACAATCAATGGCAATGGCCTGCGGACGTATTGGCTACTCGCGGCGCAGTGCAAGGTCAGACGATCAATGCGCGCCCATGTCTGACAATCAACAAGCTGCCACAGCACGTTCGGCAAGTAACCAACGAGCAACGGCAGAATCGACCATCGGGTAAGGTTATCCCAGCGGATGACAAGGCCGATGTAGAAGTAGCAGCCATCTATGACGGCATGGTGCGCCACATTGAATACATGAGCGACGCCGACGTAGCCTACGACACCGCCTGCGAGAACCAAGTTACCTACGGTGAAGGGTACATCCGCGTGTTGACCGAGTATTGCGACGAGGACAGCTTCGATCAAGACCTTCGCATCGGGCGCGTACGCAACAGTTTCAGCGTCTACATGGATCCGATGTCGCAAGACCCAACAGGCGCAGACGCTGAGTGGTGCTTCATTACGCAAGACATCACTAAGCAAGAGTACGAGCGTGAGTACCCCGACGCCGCGCCCCTCAGCTCTATATTGGCAAGCGGTGTAGGCGATCAGTATTTAAGCCAGTGGCTCACTGAGGACACCATTCGCATCGCTGAGTATTTCTACTACAAGCATGAGGACGCAACGCTCAACTTGTACCCAGGCAATCAATCGTTTTTTGAAGGGTCGCCTGAAGATAAAAACATGAAAGAGATGGGGCTAAAACCCATTAAGTCACGCCGCGTAGACCGCAAAAAAGTCATGTGGATGAAAACCAATGGCTTTGAATCTTTGGAAGAACGCGAGTGGGCAGGCAAATGGATTCCTGTTGTACGCGTAATTGGTAACGAATTTGAAGTAGAAGGTCAGATTTACATATCTGGTTTGGTACGTAACGCAAAAGATGCACAGCGGATGTACAACTACTGGACTAGCCAAGAGGCTGAGATGCTCGCCCTTGCGCCAAAAGCACCGTTTATTGGCTATGGCGGTCAATTTGAAGGTTACGAAATGCAGTGGAAAACAGCCAATACGACCAACTGGCCGTATTTGGAAGTAAACCCCGACGTGACGGATGGCATGGGCGCTGTATTGCCATTGCCCCAACGCGCCGCGCCCCCACTGCCCCAAACTGGTTTGATTCAAGCCAAGATGGGCGCGTCCGATGATATCAAGTCCACCACTGGACAGTACGACTCGAGCTTAGGAGCCACAAGCAACGAACGCTCAGGTCGGGCTATTCTGGCACGGGAAAAACAAGGTGATACAGGTACGTATCACTACGTAGACAACCTTGCCCGTGCAATTCGCCACATTACACGTCAACTTGTTGACATGATTCCTAAGATTTACGACACCGAGCGTATTGCTCGTATTGTTGGCTTAGATGGCGAAGTCGATATGGTTAAAATTAACCCGCAGCAGCCTAATCCCGTCAACGAAATCCGCGACGTTAATACTGGCGTGTTGATTGAAAAGATTTATAACCCTGGCGTTGGTCGTTACGATGTCGTAGTCACTACAGGCCCAAGCTACATGACCAAACGTCAAGAAGCAATGGACGCTATGAGCCAGATTTTGCAAGGAAACCCACAATTGTGGTCAGTTGCAGGCGATTTGTTTGTTAAAAACATGGATTGGCCTGGCTCAGAAGAACTGGCTGCACGTTTGGCTAAGACAATTGATCCAAAACTGCTCGAAGATGGCGATAAAGACCCTGCTTTGCAAGCTGCTGAACAGCAAATGCAAGCAATGGGCGCTGAACTAGACCAAATGGCTCAAATGATGCAGAATTTCCAAAAATCCGTTGAAGTTCAGGACTTGGAACGCAAGAATTTTGAGGCTGAAATCAAGGCATATCAGGCTGAAACACAGCGAATTAGCGCCGTTTCAGCAGGTATGACCGCCGAACAGATCCAAGACATTGTGATGGGTACGATTGCCGCTGCTTTAGATACGGGCGACCTTGTTGGTCAAGAATTGCAACGTGAGCCAATAGAAATACCGCCGCAAGCGCTTGCGCCGATGCAACCTGAGATGATGCCCCCAGAACAAATGCCACCTGAAGGGATGATGCCACAATGAGCTGCGAAAAATTTATAGGAATGTTGTTTTTAGCACGGGATGTAACTCATTCTGTGCATTTAAACACTCGTAGCTATTCCAAGCACAAGGCATTGCAAAAATTCTACGAAAACATCATCGACCGGGCAGATTCATTCGCCGAAGCCTACCAAGGCCGTCATGGTTTAATCGGCCCGATCAGTTTAATGTCTGCTAAAAAGACCGAAAACGTCGTGGCTTTTTTAGAAGATCAGCTTGCCGAGCTAGAAGCCACACGGTATGAGGTTTGTAGTAAAGATGACGCTCCGCTACAGAATTTGATTGATGGCATCATTGAGCTATACCTTTCAACCCTATACAAGCTTAAATTCTTAGCATAATGCCAGTAACCGTCAACCATTCAACCCCTGCTGACGGTACGTTTAGCGCTTCAGGCGCTACTGCTTGGAACGCAAACCATACCCTCACGGGCGTAGGTACGATGGCAGAGCAAAATGCCAACAACGTAGCTATTACAGGCGGTTCAATTACAGGTATTACAGGGCTTGGAGATGTAGTAGGCCCAGCTTCCGCAACTGATAACGCTATTGCCCGTTTTGACACGACTACAGGCAAATTATTGCAAAACAGCGTGGTTTTAGTTAATGATACGGGTGTAATTACAGGCGTTACGGAGCTAACAGCATCAACTAAGTTTGTTAGCCCCCATTTTGATGCTCAAAATTCTGCTGGTGGTCAATTAAGAAACGCAAGCGGCACGCCCCAGCTTGAGTGGGGCAGCGGCGGGGGAAATAACGTAAGCGTAGATGTAGCTATAAATATTAACCCTGCCAACGCTCAAGTTTCATTAGCTCCAACAGGTACAGGTACGGTTGTTATTAACCCAGCTACGGCTGGAACAATAAACAGAATGGTTATTGGCGGCACAACGCCTTTAGCCATTACTGGTACTACAATTACCGCAACAACATACGTTGGTATTGGCGGGGGTGTTTTCTGATGGATAATTTTTTTGGTGGAAAATTCTTTGCAGGTGGCTTTTTTGGGTCTATCATAGAAGCTGCTGAACAACTTTACGTAAAACTTCGGTCATTCACCGAACGAGGGAGATTTTAATGGCTATGAACTTAAAAGCGATAACCACTTGCCTTGGTTATCAACAAATCACCAATTTGACTGCTGCGGCAGCGCTTACGGTACCGCAACGTGATTTACAAGGCCTTAACCAAAAGCCTACGTTTGCTTTAATTACGCCTTTAACTGCCGCCGTTCGTTGGCGCGATGATGGCGTCGCGCCTACTGCTTCGGTCGGTATGCCTTTGGCTGCGGGCGTTACCTTGCAATATGACGGCGATTTGACTAAAATTCGATTTATTCAAAACGGCGGCACCGCCGAACTTAACATTAGCTATTACGCTTAAAGGTGACTTATGGACATTTCTAACGGCTCAGGCGGTATTGACTCAAGCAAATTAATGGATTATTTCACCAAGGATTTCTTAAAAGACCTTGGTAAAATGGCTGTTTTGCGTGATGAATTGGCTAAACGCCAGGGCGCAATGTCCGCTGTTGAAGATGCTGCCAAGTTACGTGCAGAGGCAGAAGCCTACGCTGCAAGCAAAAAGGTTGAAATTGATGGTGCTTTAGAAGAAGCTAAAGAAACCAACGCAAAATCTAAAACGCAAAAAGCAGACCTAGATACACGCGAAATTGCATTAACTACTAAGGCTAAAGAGCTAGATGTTGCTAGTGCTAATTTTGAAAAATCGGCTGCGGCTAAAAAACAAAGCCTTGCAAATGAAGAAGCCGCTTTACTTAAAGCGCAAAATGAATTAAAAATAGCACAAGATAAATTAGCAAGCGATCAAGCTATGTTAGACGCCCGTGTTAAGGCATTTCAAGCTAAAGTCGCTTCTATAGCAGTTTAAGAATTAAATCGTACTGGTGCGACACACCAGGGTTTCTAAGGAAACATCGAAATGGACGAAAGTCAAGAAGTAGTACCAGCGGAAGTATCCGCGCCAGAGCAGGTGGCAACGGCTGCACCTGAAGCTGAAGAATTAGCGCCGGAAGTAGTAGAACCAGCAGCAGAAGCATCTAAAACCTTCACACAAGAAGAATTAGACGCGGCTATTGGTAAACGACTTGCTAGAGAACAACGTAAGTGGGAAAGAGAACAGGCCGCTAAAGCCGCTGAAAAGCAGCTCAAAGCCCCAGCCGAAATCCCGCCGATTGAGCAGTTTGCTTCACCTGACGAGTACGCCGAGGTTTTGGCGGAAAAGAAGGCAGAAGAATTGCTTGCTAGGCGTGAACAAGCTAGGATGCAGTCTGAGATCATTGAGTCCTACCACGACAGAGAAGAAGAAGCGCGGAACAAGTATGACGACTTTGAACAAGTTGCCTACAACCCCAAGCTACCAATCACTGACGCAATGGCTCAAACGATTCAAGCTTCTGATATTGGCCCCGACATGGCTTATTACCTAGGGTCTAATCCGAAAGAAGCAGAACGTATTTCTCGTTTAGCGCCACTCCAGCAGGCCAAAGAATTAGGGAAGATTGAGGCTAAATTAGCTGATAATCCTCCTGTAAAAAAGACTTCGAGCGCTCCAGCACCGATTGCTCCTGTCACGGCAAGATCCTCTGGATCTTCTAGTTACGATACAACTGATCCTCGTTCTGTAAAAAGTATGAGTACATCAGAGTGGATCGAAGCAGAACGCCAAAGACAGATCAAGAAGTGGGAAGCGCAGAGAAACCGCTAACTATTTTTTATTAGGACTTAACTATGTCAAATTCGATCTTAACCATCGACATGATTACAAGAAAAGCTCTCGAAATCCTCGAGAACAACCTTGTACTCACACGTAACGTAAACCGCGCGTACGATGACAGCTTTGCTGTTGAAGGCGCAAAAATCGGTTCTACCCTCCGTATTCGTCTACCAGACCGCGCTTTGGTAACTGACGGTGCCGCCCTGCAAGTTCAGGACGACAACGAGCAGTTCACCACTTTGACTGTATCTAATCAAAAGCACATTGGTGTTAACTTCACCACTGCTGAATTGACCATGCAGTTAGATGACTTCGCAGAGCGTGTTCTAAAGCCTCGTATTAGCCAGTTGGCATCGTCTATCGACGCTGACGTAGCTAACAGCTTCCGCAATATTTACCAATCTGTAGGTACCCCAGGTCTTACACCTGCTACTTCTTTGGTTCTGTTGCAAGCTCAACAGAAGTTGAACGAAGCCGCTGCCGTAATGTCCCCACGTTACGCAACTGTTAACCCAGCCGCTAACGCTGGTTTAGTAGAAGGCATGAAAGGTCTTTTCAACCCAACCGACACTATCTCCAAGCAGTTCAAGAACGGCATGATGGGTATGGGCGTATTGGGCCTTGATGAGATTAACATGAGCCAGTCTATCAAGCAGTTCACAACTGGTACTCGTAACTCAACTGGCACAACTGGCGCTGCTGTAACGGCTCAAGGTTCTAACACCATCGTATTAGCTGGTGTTGGTAACGCATTGACCATTAAAGCTGGTGACGTGTTTACTGTTGCAGGTTGCTTCTCAGTTAACCCACAAACCCGTGAGTCTACTGGTTCGCTCCAGCAGTTCGTTGTTCTTGCTGACGTAACATCGTCCGCAGGCGGCGCAGCTACTGTAACTGTTAGCCCAGCAATGTATAGCGCAAGCCATGCACTCGCAACGGTTGACACTCTGCCAGGCAACGGCGCTGTAACTACGTTTGTTGGCGCAGCAAACAGCCAGTACCCACAAAACTTGGTATATCACAAAGATGCGATCACTTT